AGGAAGAAGGTAGATGGGGTAATTCAATACGTTTAGGTAGTACAGTTCAATACACTCCAAACAATTGGTCCACATCCGGAACTAATGGAGATCCTATTACTATTTTTAGAAATGGACAAGGAGAACAAACAGATGAAGGATGGATTCCAATTACTGAAGATATTAATAACGATGAATCTTCTATTTATTTAACAAGTACTCAAATTATACCTTTAAAGGCGTCTAGCACTAATTATGTAAGTTATGAAGGTTCGGGTTATGAAGCTCCTTCTGCACCAGATAAATTTAATAGTAAACAAATAATATTATCTTCTGGAAGATTAGTATTTAATTCTAGTAATGATAACATATTATTAAGTTCTGCTAAATCAATTGATTTAAATTCAAAAGCATCAGTTAACATAACTGCAGATAAATTTATAGTTCAATCTAATAATACCTATTTAGGTAATATAAAATTAGCAACAGAGCCACTAATGTTAGGTAAAAAAACAACAGATGTATTACGAGATTTAATTAATAAACTTACCCCATTAGTCACAGCACTTCAATCAATTCAAACCGCTCCTACTGTACCAGGCGCCCCAGTTGTATTTTTAAATTTAATAGAACCAACAACTAATTTATTAATTGTATTAAATTCTTTAAGTAATGAATTAGGAGCTTCTTCAGCAAATTGTACTTTAATTTCTAAAAATAACTTTACAGTATAAAAATGGCCGGCGAAACTAAAGAAGAAATATTAAAAAGTGAAAAAGCTAGATCTAATAGATTTGCTATTGGTAATCCTGAAGTAGATCTTACAGCAGCTGTAAAATTAAATAAAGACCCATATCTAATTCCCGATGGAATAAATACTGCAGGTTGGAGTTATTTTCAACGATATTTACAAAAATTATATAAAGATAATCCTGAAAAATTACAAGAATTAAATACTAATGAAGGATTTTTAGTTAGTCAACAGATAATAAATGATTTTAACCAAAACTATATTATTAATGTAGGTGATAGTTATGATATATGGAAAGTTCTTCAAAATGGAAAAATAGAGCGTGTAACAATAAATAGACCAACTGTTACATCTTTTAGATTTTTAGATAGATTTCCAAATGGTTTAATAGATATAGCTACTGTTAAGGCAGCTCAAAATTACCATTTAATAACAAGTTTTTCAGGAGTAAATAGAGTATTAGTAGATGGGTGGGTAGGTAGTCAAACATCTCAATTAGTATATCCTGGAAGATACCTCACATATCTAGAATACTCAGAAGAAGAAGACATAAATGGTAAACCTCTAGGTATACTTACCAAAGATGGTATAGTATCATCTAGACCAAAATATAAATCCGGTTTAATCCCAGCAATTTGGGGTAATAGAAGATTTGTAGTAGATGCTAGGGTTGTAGATCAATATATTAATAATGTAGAAACTGGTGTCATTGCCAGACCTATCCCAGAAAAAATAGGAGACTCAGGAACAGGAGTAATTCCATTTGAATATTTTATTCCCTATGAACCTTCATTACATGATGCTACTTTACAGTTTAAAGATCAAGTAAAATTCCCAGGCGCTACTACTCCAGGTAGTTGGGACACAATAGGACAAGAAACCATAGTATATAAAGATCCTACAAAAATAAATGCTTTTATAAAAGAACAACAATTAAAAGATAAAAAACTTAGATATGTTTCAGATGTTAAACAAACTATTACATCATCTAAAGAAGATATTGCAAAACAAAAAGCCCTTAAAAAACAAGCTTATCAAGATTCACTAACCAGAAGTAAAGAATTAGCTAAATTATACGCAAAATAAATGGCTATACAAGATAAAATACCTGTATTATTAGCAAATAAAACTCAAGAATTAGTTGAGTTTGTAGTACCTGCTATAGTAAATTTAGCATTCCAAATTGGTATGGAAAAGTTAGATGATACAACAGGTGAAATTGTATTACCTGAACTTTGTATCCCTGCAGTTGAATTACAAAAAGTATTAAATATAAGAAATAATATAGTAAGTAAATTAAACTCAGCTTCAAAATCAATAGAAGCATTACAAAAACCACTTAATGCTTTAAACACAACTGTAAACATTTCAGACAAATCACTTAAAGCTCTAAATATAGCAATATTAGCTGCTGAAATAGCAATTCCATTACTACCCACTTCTGTACCAGGAACACCTAACCCCGCAGGTATAGCATTAACCACTTTAACTAAAATAAAAGATTTTAAAACACCAATAACTTATAAAATAAATATAGTAAAAAATGGTATTAATTCTATAACAACCACATTAGATTATGTTAATTCAATTTTAAGTCAAATTATAACTTTATTAAATTCAATAGATGCATATTTATTAAAATGTGGTGGTGCTACCACAGATTTAACAAACTCAAACGCAAATATAAATGTAAACGCAAATGTAAACACAAATATAAACACAAATGTAAACGCAAATACAAACGCAAATGCAAACGCAAATGCAAACGCAGATGAAAATAAAAAGTTAACACCATTATCACCATATTTGCTTAATGTTGAACAAAATGCTAATAAGGTAAAAATAGATCCAAATAAAAATGAAATATATCAAGGCTTTTTATTTGAAATTGTTGAAGAACCATTCTCTCCTACTGTAAATAAAAGAAGAGCGGTGGCCAAGAATAATAATGGTATTATATTGTTACAAACACCTTCGTCATTTACTACTGATACTCAAGTATTATTCACAGAACTTAAACTAATAATTGATAAAAATAATTTAAAAGCTAATTAATTTAATATTTATAACAAATGAAACAAAACGAATTAAAAGATTTAATTAAAATTGCCGTAAAAGAAGCAATCCAAGAAGAATTAAAAGATATTCTTTTGGAAGCAATTAAATCAAACAAACAACCAATAAACGAATCTTACCAAGTAGGCGCAGATAGAACATTAAGATTTAATAGTTCAAACGTTCCTACACAACCTTTAATTACAGCTGTTAACCCAAAACAATCATACATGGATATAATAGCTGAAATGTCAAAACCAACTCCGTCAGGATTTGAAGGTGATTTTAAAGTATCAGGTGAAATTAATACAATGTCTGAAGGTAGCGCATTACCTGGTGGACAACTTGGTTTAGATCAAATAATGAATTTAATTAAAAAATAATGGCATTCGGAGCAAAAAAAATATTTCCAATTGATACTAAGCCCGGAACGGCTGTAGGAGTATCTATTCCTTTTAATGCTCCAAATGTATTTTTTCAAACATATACTACTCAAGATGCTATACGAAATAATTTATTAAATTTCTTTTTAACAAATCAAACAGAAAGATATTTAAATAATCAATTTGGAGCAAATTTAAGAGCATTTATATTTGAACAAATATCTTCAGATAATATAACCTCTTTAAAAGAAAATATTCAATTATTAATAAGTAAATATTTTAATAATGTAAAAGTAGAAAAATTAGATGTGTTAGAATATCCCGACAATAATGAAATAAATGTTAAATTAACATATAGTATAATCAACACTGGTGTAACAGATCAAGTTCAAATATCATTCACATAATGGCTGTAAATAAAAATATAAAATACATAAATAAAGATTTTAATGAGTTTAGGACTAATTTAATTGACTACTCTAAAACTTATTTTCCTACAACATATAATGATTTTAGCCCAGCATCACCAGGAATGATGTTTATGGAAATGGCAGCGTATGTAGGTGACGTTTTATCATTTTATTTAGATAATCAAGTACAAGAAAACTATTTACAATTTGCTCGTCAATCAAATAACTTATTTGAATTAGCATATATGTTTGGTTATAAACCAAATGTAACAGGAATAGCAGTTACTAACATAGATTTTTACCAAAAAGTACCATCTAAAATGTCTGGTTCAACATATATTCCTGATTTTGATTATACATTACTTATTAACGGAAATGCTACTGTAACTTCAACAAGTGGGGTTTCATTCCTAATTGCTGACCCAGTAGATTTTTCAGTATCAAGTTCAGGAGATCCTACCGAAATTTCTGTATATGAAGTTTCAGGAGGAAACCCAACATATTATCTATTAAAGAAAACACGTAAATCTATATCATCTACAATTAATACAAAAACATTTTCATTTAACTCACCTGTTAAATTTTCAACAGTTGAAATAAATGCTACAAATATAGTAGGTATTTTAGATTGTATTGATAATGAAGGAAATACATGGTATGAAGTAGATTATTTAGGACAAGAAATGGTATTTGATTCAATTAAAAATACAAACACTAACGATCCAAATTTATCTCAATATAATGGGGATACCCCATATTTATTAAAGTTGAAGAAAATACAACGTAGATTTGCTTCTCGCTTTAAAAACTCAAATACATTACAAATTCAATTTGGGTCAGGTACTACATCAGATTCTGATGAAATAATTATTCCAAACCCAGATAATATAGGTATTGGTCTACCATTTGAACAAACAAAATTAACAACAGCATATGCTCCATCAAATTTTTTATTTACAGATACTTATGGGATTGCCCCTTCAAATACTACTTTAACATTTAGATATTTAACAGGGGGAGGAGTATCAGCAAATGTAAATGCTAATAGTTTAACTAAATTAAATGGTACAACTACTTTTTTAAATGCAAATTTAAATACTACAACAGCAAATAACATATTTGCTTCATTAGCTGTTACTAACCCACAAGCAGCAAGTGGAGGAGGAGATGGAGATACAATTGAAGAAATTAGACAAAATTCATCTGCTAATTTTGCTAGTCAATTACGTAATGTAACTCAAGATGACTATTTAGTAAGAGCATTAAGTATGCCTGCTAAGTATGGTAATATAGCTAAAGCATATATTGAACCAACTAAAGCACAAAGTATACAAGCTGGCGAAGCAGCTGGTATATTAGATTTATATATTTTAACAAATGATGTTAATGGTAAATTAAATACAGCGTCCTCAGGTTTAAAACAAAATCTGATTACTTATCTTTCTTTATATAGAATGATAAATGATGCTATTAATATTAAAGACGGCTTTATAATTAATATAGGAGTTAATTTTGATATTATTATTCTTCCAAATTACAATAGTAATGAAGTTTTAACAAAATGTATTACAGCATTGCAAGGATATTTTGCAATTAATAATTGGCAAATAAACCAACCAATTGTACTAAGAGAACTTTATATTCTTTTAGATAAAATAGAAGGAGTACAAACAGTAAAAACGATAAATATTTCAAATTTAACTGGAACAAATTTAGGATACTCAGCGTTTGCATATAATATTTCTGGTGCAACTAAAAATAACGTAGTTTACCCATCGATAGATCCTATGATTTTCGAAGTGAAATATCCTTCTACAGACATTCAAGGTAGAGTAGTATCATTATAAAAATAAAATAAACAATGGCCACATATAAAATCTTCCCAACCAAAGATACAACTTTATATTCTATATATCCAGAAATGAATACAGGATTAGATGAAATATTAGAAGCATCTTTAGAAGTAGGAAATTTAGGAACACCTTCCCCTCAAGCAAGTCGTTTTCTAATTCAATTTGACTCAAATGAAATAACAGATGTTATTAATAATAAAATATCAGGTTCACAATGGGAATCTAATTTAAAATGCTTAGTAGCTAATGTTACTGCTTTAAATACAGATACAACTATAAATGCATTTGCTGTTTCTCAATCTTGGGATATGGGCACAGGTAGATTTGCAAATGTCCCTGAAACACAAAACGGCGCTAGTTGGATATGGAAAAATTATCAAGGAGGAACCAAATGGACTACTAGTTCATTCTCAGCAGGATCAACAGGATCTTATTCTTCCTCAGTTTCACCTGGAGGAGGAACTTGGTATACAGCTTTATCTTCATCTACTACATTCGGATATTACACAGATAAAGATATTATTCTTAATACTACACCAATTGTAACTCAATGGTATACTGGTTCTATTCCTAATGATGGATTTATTGTAAAGCAAAAAGATGAATTTATGGATAATGAAAATACTCAACCAAAAATGAAGTATTTTTCAATTGACACCCATACCATTTATCCTCCAAGTTTAGAATTTAAATGGGTAGATGCTACATTTAATACTGGATCTTCTACATTACCAACAATTCGTAAAACACCACTTGTAGTAACTATAGGTGATAACCCAGGATATTTCTACTCAGGAAGTATAAATCAATTTAGAGTATATTCAAGACCGGAATACCCAGATAGAATATTCGCTACAGCTTCATATTATACTCAAAACTTTTATTTACCAACATCTTCTTATTATGCTATAAAAGATTTAGATACTAATGAATATGTAGTAGAATTTGATAAAACATATACCCAATTAAGTATGGATACTACAAGTAGCTTATTTACATTATATATGGCTGGATTACAACCAGAAAGATATTATAAAATATTAATCCAAACCACAGTAGATGGAAGTACATTAGTATTAGATAATGATTATTACTTTAAAATAATTAATGGATAATGGAAACTGTAAATTTAAATAAAAGAACTTATGCTAAAAGTCAATATCAAAAAGTTATAGATACTAACTTTAATCAATTAGCACAATCTCCATCTATTACTAACCCAAATATAATAACCCCTACTATATCAGTTGAAGAATTTTTTTCTAAATATGTTCAAATATTTTTTACAATACCTAAACTTGGAGCTACAAATTCTCATGAGTATCTTGTAAAAACAAGTTTAGAATATATTGGAACAAATCCTGCAAGTAATGAAATAAATGCATTAATTGATGAAATTAATATATTACAACAACAAAATTTAGATCTTAATCAACAAATAATAGACCTACAACTTCCTAAATAATGGATAAGATAGTTAATATTCAAAATGTCGACCCAAACACATTTCAGCTGCAAAATTATACTGCGGCTGATGATTCACTTATATCATATTACACAGAAGAAGTAACATTTGATCCTGCAGAAGATTATTTAGAATATTTTATTTTAGATTTAAATAAAAATATATTATTTAGTAATGTTGCCGGTTATCCTAATTATAGAATTCATAATACGGAAATATTAATTGATCCTCAACAAGATTTAGAATTACATGGATACGAAGAAGGACAATATTATACAGTATATAAT